TAAGGCAGGGCGCAGCCAGGCCGAACAAGGAGAATAAAAATATGGACCCTAAACTAAGAGCGCTTTTAGAACGGCTTGGGCTGTCCAAAGACGCAACCGAAGACCAGGCCACGCAGTATATGGACAGTATCAATCTGGAAGATATTGCCAACCCAGAAGAATTGAAAATCCTGAAACAGGCCCTTGCCAAGAACCCGGCTGCACCGGCAGCCGGCACCACGCCAGGCCAGCCCTTCAGCCAGGCTGACCTGGACGCGGCTGCGCAGCGGGCAGCCGCGGAGGAGCGTCAGCGGTCCGCTGAAATCCTGAAATCTTGCCGGTTGGCGGGACTGAGTGACGCGTTTGCCCAGGGTCTGATCGGCGGCGGGAAGAGTATTGAGCAGGCCAGGGCGGATATTTTTGCGGAAATGGAAAAAAGCAACCCGCCCCTGGGTGCCGGACGCATTTCCATGGGTGAAACAGACGGTGAAAAATTCCGGGCGGCGGTCGTGGACGGGCTCTCTTTCAGATGTAATTTCAGGGCTGAAAAACCTGCGGCAGGCCATGAGACTTTCCGGGCAGCATCCATTGAATTTATTGCCCGGCAGTGCCTGGAGCGCATGGGTGTCAATACCTATGCCTTTTCCACCCGGGACCAGGTTGCCAAGGAAATTCTTCGCAGGTCAGGCCAGGGCGGAGGGCTTACCACCGATGATTTTTCCAGCATTTTCCTGGATGTCTCGAACAAAAGCCTGCACAAGGCGTATCTGGACGGCCCGGCCACATGGCGGCCATTGGTGAATGTTGTCGGTGCGTCTGATTTTAAAACCATGTACGGGGTGTCTCTCAGCGAAGCCCCGTCCCTGGATCTCATCGGAGAGAACGGAGAATACAAACACGGCGCTTTGAGTGACAACAAGGAAAGTTACTCTGTCGCATCCTACGGTAAACTGATTTACCTGACCCGGCAGATGATCGTCAACGATGACCTGCGGGCGTTCACACGATTGCCGCAGCTCATGGGGTCGGCTGCCAGGAGAAAAGAATCTGACTTGGTATGGGGGAAAATCACAAGCAACCCGACAATGAACGACAGTGTTGCGTTGTTCCATACAGCCAGCCATGGGAACCTGGCATCAAGCGGAGGCGCTGTGTCCTCAACAACTTTGAGCGCAGGCCGCAAATCCATGCGCACCCAGAAGGGTTCAGGCGGTGAGGCTTACTTGGATCTTGTTCCTGCATATCTGGCGCACCCGGTGGCCATTGAAACGACAGTGGAGATATTGCTTCGCTCGACCGCTCTTCCAGATGACAATAAATCCGCCGGAGTTTACAACCCATGGTCCGGCAAACTGACGCCTGTATCAGACCCAAGACTGGATGCCAACTCTGCAACAGCCTGGTATCTCGTTGCAGACCCAAGTCAGATCGACACCATTGAGGTGGCCTATCTGGACGGCAATGAAATGCCGTACACCGAAGAACATACCCTGTTTGAACGCGATGCTGTGGGATACAAAATCCGCCATGACATTGGCGTGGGGGCCATGGACTATCGCGGCTTTTACAAGAACCCGGGCGAATGATCCGGTTTAATTCATAAGGAGAAAAAAATAATGGCTACAAATTATATACAGGAAGGCCGGGTCATCAAGCTGCCGGTAACCATTGGAAAAATATCAGGAGACCATGATCTGGTGGGGACCCTTCCGGTGGTCTGCCTCACGAACCGTGACAGTGACGGATATGCGGAATGCGCTGTTGAAGGCGTATTTGATCTATCTGTCACGGGTGAGGACGGTTCCGGAAATTCTGCTGTTGCTGTTGGGGATACACTATATTATGACAGCGGAACCATTAACAAGGACGCCACAAACGGCTATGAGTACGGTATGGCCTTGGAAACGGTTGGGTCAGGAGAGACCGGAACCATCAACGTATTGCTGAAAAAACCGTGTGCCCCAACACCTGCGGCCGATGCGGTTGCCATGACAGATGCTGGTGGGTATACCGCACAGACCACGGTGGAAGATGCTATCCAGGAAATTTATGCCCACCTGCTCAATGCCCAGAATTTTATCGCCATTCCCTTAACCACATTACTTGAAGGGGACGGAACCAATGTGGTTGGAACCCTGGATGAAGCCACAACGCCGAAGTTGGACATGGCTAACGGGGATACGGATTCCGGCCTGGTGCTGACATGGGTGGCATCCAATTCAGATCCGGTTTTGTTCCAGGTTCCTCTTCCGCCTGATCTGGATGTTGCATCAGACCTTGTTGTTCATCTGCGGGCTAAGTCTGGCGGGGCAACGGATACGCCTACTATTTCCAGTGACGCATATTTTAACGAAGGAGATACAAAGGTTGAAGATTCGTCCGCAGCCATTGGCGCTGCTTATGCTGAGCTGACCATTACCATTGCTGCAGATGATATTCCTTCCGGTGCCCAGACACTGACTGTTGAACTTACCCCCGGGGCGCACACGACAGATACCGTGGTGATGTCTGCCATGTGGATTGAATATACTAAACAACTGTTGAGCTGATCAGTTTTAACCATATGACTACGTTTAAAGAACAGATGGCGGATGACCTGGACGTATTTTACAACACGGATGAATTTGCCGTTGAAGCTGAGTACACGCCCAAAGCAACGGGCGTGTCATCTGATATCAAGGTCATTGTTGACGAAGGTGATGTCGAAAATAATCACGGAATGCATGATGACGGATTCGAGCATGTATTGACATGTGAACGGGATGCCCGATCCGTGTTCGGGAATTTTATGACCCGGAATGTAATCACGGTGAGAATCAGGGTATCTGATGTTGCCGCGCCTGCTGTTTATGACGAGATTAAAATTGACGGCTCTGTTTTCAGAGTTGTGGAGGGGTTCGACCATGCTTGAGATATACCTGGATGAACGCGGAGAAGTTGCCATTGAAAACATGGAGATACTGCTCAAGGCGTTTCCTCAGTATGCTGACCGGGCTGTTGCATCGGCTCTGAGTTCAGAGGGAGACCGGCTGCGTGATTTAATAAAAACGGCCATACAGTCTGGAGGACCAGAAGGCCACAAGTGGGAAAAGCTCAACCCACATACTGGTGTGCTTTCACGGGTCAAAGCGGCGAAAGAAAAGGACCCAAAGTACAGACTTAAAAATTATAAAATGGTTTGGAGGGGCAAGAAAGGAAGTAAATGGAAAGGGAAGGAATATAAAGCGTCTATTCTTTCAACCAAGACCTCCCCAATGGGAAAATTAGCCGGTGCTGTTCGGTATAAGTATGATCCTGCTGATCAGATGGTCAATATAGGTTTTATTCGGGCAAGCAATATTTCAGAATCTGTTTTTAAATTGGTACGGATTCTGGCCAAGGGGTTTAAGACCAAGATAACTCCAGATTCAAGGCGTATGTTGTTTGCTTTAGGGTTTCCGCTAAAAAAATCCACATCATGGCTTGAGACCCCGGCACGTCCTTTAATTGAACCTATTTTCCGTAAGGAGGAAAGGGATATCATAAGCAACATAGAAAAGAAGTTTATGGCGTCAATGTTGAGGTATATAAAAGGCCGGGAGAAAACATGACGACATCTATGGAATTGATTGAGCAGATTAAGGTTGCTTTGGCGGGAGATGACTTGATCAGGACATGGTGTGTGGAGAATTTCGGCAGGGTGCATACTGTGTGCATTGATCTGGACGAAAACAATCCACCGTCACCTGCTAATGACTATCCGATTATTGTTGTTACTGAACTCCGCCAGGGCCGTGGAGGCTCTGTCCGGGAACTGTCATGGGAACTGGAGATGGGTGTTGGTGTAGTTAATGAAGAGATAGCCGTGTCGGATAACGTCAAGACAATGACCGGTTTCGTCCAATCTCAAACTTTGCGTGAATTGGCCGAGAATGCCATTTACCGTGCCGGGCTTGGGGATGTGTCCAGCCGGGCAGAGTCCGGGTCTGCAAGTTACTATCCGCTATTTATAAGCGGGTCAGTTATCCCTATAAAAATTTTAAAATCAAATCGCCGGGCGATGCCGGTATAAGGAGTTATTATGGCTTATTTATCATCCAGCGCGGATAATATCAGATACAACGGGACTGGGAGATGTTATGCAGGAACCGTTGCCGGCTCATCGTTTGACGAGTTAGGAGACTTGGAGAACCTGACATTTTCCTTAGCTGTGTCCACGGATAAAATTAAAACCAACCGGAACGCATCCAGGGCTACGATCCTTGAAGTTGAAAATGATCGTGAAGCAACGCTTAGTTTCGGCCTGCGGGAAATGACAAACAATAACCTTAAAATGGCGCTTCTGTCCGACACGATAAACACACTTAACCAGTCAGCCGGTTATGTCTACCAGACAGATCCGACGCTTGTTGATGACCTTTATATCGACCTGGGGCACCTTAACGTTTTTACGACAAAGATTACCGGTACGATTACGGGCACATTGGAGGTAGGTGACACTCTGACAGGAGGAACATCTACGGCCACAGGGAAAATAGCTTTTGTCGGGTCAGGATACGTTGAGGTGGTGAATGTATCCGGTACGTTCCAGGCTGGAGAGCAGGTTTACAATGTGGTTGACACTGATTATATCACACCCAGTGGGGTTGAGACCCTTGAAGATGTCATTGTGACTGACGTCACCGGGGCAACGCGTCGCGCACAGGGAACTGATTACACTCTTGATCCTGACTCCGGATATATACGACAACTGTCCGCCGGCACTACGGCATCAACAGACGTAGTGTCTTATGATTACGAAGCTGTGGATAAGCAGTATTTATGGTCAATGTCTGCTTCATCCGTACAGAAAAAAATGATTTTCGTGTCTGACAAGGACGACCAAGGCCCTCGGCAGCGCTGGACATTCCATAAAGTACAGATAAATCTCAACGGTGATTTCCCTTTGATCGGAGAAGGCGCTGCAATCCTGAATGTTACGGCAACAGTGCTGGCAGATACCACTCAGCCGTCTGGCCAGGAATATTTTAAAACTGAGATTATAGGGTAAGTAAGGGGGGATTATGCAAAGGAAAAAGAAAATACCTGTCGGGGATAAGGAGATTACTGTAACCGAATTCTCTGTGGCCCAGATTCGGAACCTCATGGACCAGATAGAACAGTCCGCCATCGGCACAATTGATTTGCTTTTCCCAGACGGCATACCGGCTTTAGCTGTGGAAGAAAGTACCGGCATTCCCATGTCTACTCTGGAAACTTATGCCCCATCAGAGTTGAAAATCATCATATCTGGGGTGGAAGACATAAACCCTTTTTTTGCCAACATGATCACGAGACTGACCAAGGCCGGGGAGCGGATTATCAGCGAAATAGCCTCGACATCGCCTGTTGTCGGCTGATCATGTTGGGGCATCACCGGGTGTATGATTACGGGTGGGAATTGTTTTTAACAGCGGTAGAAGAGGCGACAAATGAGTAGCGACATTGAGATCAAGATTAAGGCCACAGCCGAGGGTGTCGGTGAGGTAAAAAAACTTGAAACACAATTATCTGCTTTGGGTAAAATAGATGCATTTAGAACACTCAAAAAGGATGTTGAAAATAGTAAAGCAGCGTGGGCAGCTGCCCAAGAAGAAGTCGCTAAGTTGGCCAGGGAGATTGCCGCATCCAAGCAACCAACCAGAGAACTTTCAAACAGTTTTACAGCCGCCAAAAAAACAGCAGCTGAATTAAAAAATGAGTTCGCTAAAAATCAAAAATCACTTAGTGAACTCAGAACAAATCTAAGCCAGGCAGGGATTAACACGAAAAACCTGTCAGAGGAGCAAAAAAAACTTGCCATAGCTGTTGCTCAGACACGGTCCGAACTCTCGAAAGCCTCACAAATAAATCTTGCTAAAGGTATGCTGAATGTCAAGGCGTTTAAGGATATTCGGTCTGAAATAACCAACACCAAAAACGCATACACAACATTAAAAAAATCAGGAACACTTAGCCTTGGAGAGCTTTACAAAGCCAAGCTGAGTATGAGGCAAACCATTGTCGATCTCAAGAATGAAACCAGTTTGTGGGCAAATTCTGTTAGTAATGTCCGCACAGGTCTGGTAACGCTTACAGCCGTCGGGTACGCTGCTGTTAAATCTTTTTCCGGGTACAGTGAGTTTTCGCAGCGTATGGCTGAGATCAATACACTACTTGACATTTCCGATGATAAGTTCAAATCGTTAACAATGTCAGTAAAAAATTTGTCGACGAAAGGGGGATTGGCACAAACTGCTTCTGAGCTGGCTGCTGCCGAATATGATATTATTTCGGCAGGTGTTGCTCTTGAAGATTCGGTCGGTGTTTTGGGATTATCCGCAAAAGCTGCTATCGCTGGCGTTACTGACACACAGACGGCAGCAAATGTGGGCATCGGAGCTATCAACGCTTATGGTAAATCAATTACCGAGCTCGGGAGTATCTACGATATATTGTTCACCACTGTAAAATTAGGCGTGACAACATTTCCCCAGCTTGCACAACACCTAGGCGAGGTGTTGCCAACGGCCAGGTCAGCAGGTGTTGAGTTAAACGAGGTGGCGGCAGCCATTGCAGCAATGACAAAAGCTGGTATCCGGACACCACAGGCTGCCACGTCATTGAAAGGTGCCATTGTGGCCATGGCCTCCCCAGCACCAGAAGCCCGTAAAAAATTTGAAGAGCTTGATATTACCTGGCAAGGCCTTCTTCCTACGCTTGACGCTATCCGTAAAAAAAGTCTGACAGTAGACCAAATGAGATTGTTGATACCTGACGTTGAGGCTCGGACCGGTGTCCTTGCTCTTACACAAAATCTGGATGGTCTACAGGAAATCATGGACGGTATGGATAATTCGTCTGGAGCGATGCAAAATGCTTATGCAAAGATGAAGGACACGCCGGAGAATCAGATTAAACTGTTTAAAAATGAAATAACCAGCCTCACAATTGAACTTGGTGGACTCATTTCTGCCGGGTTATTGCCAGCGATAAGGGAGTTTAGATCATTTCGGGATGGTCTATCCCAGGCTGACCCGTTAACAAAAACTATGGTCTACTCCATGACTGCAGCAGGCGCAGCTTTTACTTTGTGGAAAGTTGGTCTCGGTACTGTTGTACTCGGTTTAGAAAGTATGGCCGTTCAGGCAGGCGTCGCGGGTGCCGGACTTGCTGGACTTGCCGCAACGTCAGCTATTGCGGGTGCCGGTGTGGCAGCCGCTGCCGCATTGGGTGCTTATGAAATAGGAGTATTTGTAAAAGCTGTTTTGGACGCCAAGGATGCTGCTGAACATGCCCAAGAGTCGCAGGAAAACTTATACAGAATCACAGGTGACGTCATGACGAAATTTGCAAAATTTGCAGACGTTAAGTTGCCTGCTGATCTCACCGGTACCGCCCCAGAAGAAATTGAAGAGTTAAGACAAGGTTTGCAAAAGGCCAAGGCGTATTGGGTGGCCTTACAGACAGAAATGCAATCTAAAGCAGAGGAAACAACTTTTTTAGGAACAGCAACTAAAGAAGCAATAGAAGCCCAAGCACAGTTACAGATAGCCAATCAACGGATTGCTGAGATAGACGGCAGTCTTGCTAAAATCAAAGGGTCAGGAGAAGCAGCTGGGGAAGGTATGAAAAAACCTGCCGAGGCTGTGAATGCCACAAAAGAACAGCTTGATGAGTTCGAAAAACAGGCAAAATCAGCGTATGAATCTGCTACAGCAGAGGCCAAAAAATATGCTGAGGAGGTTGTGTCCTGGGAAGAAAAAATCCGTGATGCCAGGATGTCTACGGAAGACAAGCTTAGGGAGCTCTCCCAAAAAACCATGACTGATGAACAAGCCTGGAATGATGAGCGCTTGCAGGCGGATGAAAAGCTTTATGCAGCGAAAGAAGCTTTGAGGAATGGAGACTATGAGCTCGCAGAGTCCCTCGCCAAAGATGCTGAAGGCCTGTATGCCGGGCTTGCTGAAGAAATAAAATCATCAACAGGAGACGGCGAAGAGGCTGTTGTAAAAACCCTTGAGACAACAACAAATGTTGCCAAACAAGGCGTACAAAATGTCGGGGATTTTATGGCAAGCCTATACACAAAACAAAAAGAAAACGCTCAGACAGCTCAAGCAACATGGGAGTCAACAGCCTCCATTATAAAAGCTAAATTAGATGAGATTGCGAAAGATAGAGTGACAAATGTTTCTATCGAACTAAAAAATCTTGCAGCAGCTCAAACGGCTATCAATGCTCTCACGAAAGATGAGACAAAATATATTACTGTGGTAACAAAGCATGTTGAGGCCAATCAAACCGGTGGTCCGGTTGGTTTTGCCCGGGGTGGACGCCTGCCCGGGTATGGGGGCGGGGATAAGATCCGGGCGTTGCTTGAGGCAGGGGAGTTTGTAATTCGCAAAGAAGCAGTATCAAAGTATGGCGTAGGGTTGTTCCATGCTCTCAATGCCATGAAGGCAGATTTCCCCAATATGATCAAGGCGCGTGTTGGCGGTTTGATATCTAATCTGTCCATTCCATCCATTCCTGTACAGAAATTTGCAACCGGCGGCATGGCCATGACCGGGGGGCCGTCGGAAACTCTTGTGGTCAGGTTCCAGGCCGGGGATATTGAAGCACCGGTAAAAATAACAGATCCAGGCTCCCGGGCAGCAATGAAAAAAATGGCCACGGAGCTGTCAAGGATGAGGTTGGTATATGGCAAGAAAGTTTAGCATATATTCTACCGATGTGAGCGCGACACTGGCCCCGGACACGCTCACACCTGCCCCGGAAACACTGATAGTTTTTGATCAGGACCCTTTGTTTTCGTCGTATGATCCGGATGCCGGGGGACAGGATCGGGGAACAATTATCCGGACACTTGGTGGTGTCGTTGTCCAGGATTTCGGTGTTGTTGAAGGCGATGGAATTATCACCTTTTCAGACACCAACGCACTTGTGGCTACTACCGTATCCGCTTTAAAAACAGCATACGAAACCCTGGATGGTCAGTTTTACTTTACGGACGGGTATGAGTGCTGGAAAGTACAATTCAGCCGAAATCCCAAAGGGTTAAAGACATTCCGGAATATCCTGGCCGCTTACCACGGAACACACCTTTTTTCTTATGAGATTCAACTTTTGGTAATAAGCAAGGAGATATAATGAGCCTGGACTGGGATATACTTCTTGATGATGTTTCAATCAAAGAGCAAATTGCGCAATTTACGGTGAGGGATTCAGCCGGTGGATATGCCCGGGAACTAACACTTGACGCTGTAGACCCCTCTTTTTATGACCAATTTACATATACAGTCCTGCCCAAATTGAGATTAGAGGCAAAAATAAAAGAGGCAGATACCTGGATATCTTTGGGCAAATTTTATGTCGAGCAACCAGGTGTCACCACAACCCCGGACGAAACAACTACCAGGGGGTTATGGGGTCGATCTGAGACGGCAAAGGCTGGTACCCCGTTTGCCGCTAAGGTGTCAAAGGTATGGGATGCGGATACTACTGCAGGCGCAATTGTTGCCGAAATGGCAGCCTTGGCTGATTTGACAGTAAACTTTGAGATGACCGATTATACAGTATTTGCCGGGTCATATTCTGCCGACGGGATTTACCCCATTGACGTGATCATCGCACTGGCTGGATACGCTGGTGGTTCTGTTGGCTGTACGGCGGACGGTGCCCTTGTGGTCAGGTCAAACACCTTTCATCCGTTGGCCGAGGATCACATCGTCACGGATCTGGAAATCATCGACATCATTGAAAATGTAGAGTATCCAGAATTCGGCAACCGGATCAAGATCAGTGCAGACGGAAGCGATTCCGGGTTAACGGTCAGCCTGGCGGCTCCGGATGATGCGGATTGTTTACCGGCGGACGGGTCCAGCAAAAGCAAATTATACGCCTTTGTATCCGACAACGACGGCCCTGTTGAGGACGGTGTAGTGGTTACCTGGACGGCGGAGGATGGCGTCACCCTGGGGGCTGAAACCACATCCACAGGGCAAGTTCTTATGTCTAACAAGGTCCACAATGCCGATAATTATTACACTGTGACAGTTGATTATCCGGTTAAAGAGATAGTTGGGATTTGGGCCTATTCTGATCGGAAGCATAAAAACAATTTTTGGGATGATGCCAAAACAGGATTTTCCTTTGAAAATAATAAAATTACGGTTCGAAATCCCTTTGATTATTGCGATCAGGCCCTTGTTATAACATATATAACGTCAGGTTGCGCGGTCAATATCGTAACCGCAGGGGCAGTTGCCATGGACGTGACCGTTACGGCGGACGTTAATGGCAGCCAGGGCACAATTGATGTCAAGCTGGGTAATACATGCGCCTGCGGGTCCAGCCTGGACGCCGTTAAAAGCACTGATACAGATATTTGCTTTGGCAACAGTGCCCCTATTTTGATTTGGGCGGATATTAACGGCGGGCCTGCCACGGGCATGATTGCTACCTTTACCTTGACCGGATGCGGGGCGCTTTCCTCAACTAAAAAGATCCTGGGGTCCGTGAAGGTTGTCAATGAAATAAGCTATGTGATCAACGAAATAGCCGGGACAAGCCAAGTTGAAACGTCTGTGTGTCCTGCAGATTCGGCAACGCCAAAGGTATATTTAGCCACTGATGCCGGAAAAACAGACAATCTTTACCAAAGCCACGACGGAAAAATTATTGATCTATCGGACGAATTTGACATCGGCTCCGAGGTCTGGATTGATTACACGGCGGACGGGGCCACGGCGGTTTCATGGCTGGCTGATGATGTGACCGAGGAATGCGACGCGGAAATTCTGATTAAGATTGCAGATGGAACGGAAGATGGTTTGTCTAAAACATTGTCCATTAGTGCTACTGACTGCGATGTAGACGACGATCAAGACGCCACGACATCTGATTACAGTAGTTCTGATGACCCAGATGATTTTGACAACGACGGTACAGATGGGGGGGACACTGACTGTGTCAAAAATTGTAAAAAAATATACGACGCCGGATCATCATCAAGGTCAAGTTGCATAGAAGAGTGCGAAAACGACGGTACAGGCGGTGTATATTTGACAGATTGCGATATTTCAATGCTCAATATATGGGCAAATATTGAAAATGCCACGGCTGGAACAATAGATAACGTCAGATTTGGTGTCCCAACAGAAAATAATTGCCCTGACCAAGGATCTGATTACCCGTGCCCTTGCAGTGAAATTTGCGGGAGAGAAGTTGCGAACAAAGGGAACACTTTTGAATATAACCAAACTATTTCAGAACAAGCTGCCGTTTATGGGGAAGTGGCTTCTCCGGCGTACAACGAAGCATATGCCAATATAAAATCAACAAATTTAGCTGAGTGTGAAGCAAAATGTGAGGAGACCAGGGAAAATGCGTGTGGGTGTAAGATTACTGGCCCGGATGTTTTATCCCCCGGAGAATCTGCCGAATACACTTGCAGCGATGGTATTATTGAGTTGATAACAATGCCTGAAGATGCGTGTGGTGCTCGAACGTTTACGGTTGGGTGCTGTACATTTGATGTTAGATCAACCAATGGGCAATGGGTGTTACAAGAATCAATTGACTACACAAGTTGTCCGGCATACGGATCTGGACCAGCTCAGTATTATTCTATGTGCGATTTTGAGATTATTGAGGGAGGGATTAAACGAACTGGAAGCATATATAAACTTTGTTATGACCAAGATTGGGTGGACGATTACTCATGGGCGTTTGAAATATATGATAGTTGCGAAACAAAAGGAGCATCTGAATGCTCACCAGAAGCTTGTTCTGGTGGAACACCTGAATTATTTACTGTTAAAAATAATGAGCAAATATACACTTGGGAATGTATATAATGGAAAAAATAAACTTAGCAGCCTTTACTACTAAAGATATTCAAAGTACAAAATCAATTTTGTGGTTAATGAGATCGAAAGGCATTGTTGATATTAATAAAATTATTTATTTTATGGAATCAGAAATTTTCAGCAGAAAGTTAGAAAAAGATAACTCAATAGAATTTTGTCCTTTTTGTAAAACTCAAATGAGATTTGTTATCAATAAAGAAGGATTGCAAATAATTGGTTGCATAAAATGTCGTTATTCTAAAATTATATAGGATATGATAAATGTCATATAGTGCAAAATCTGTTGTCATCGATATCGCTAATAATTGGGGCAGTTCTACTAATTTAGGACTGCGGGAGATTGATTTTTATTATCAAGGAAGCAAGATTCTACTAACTCAATCAAGTTATACTGCTTATGCCTCATCTTATTTTAACGATGATGTAAATTATCACCCTAAATTAGCTTTTGATACATCTTTGAGCCTTGTTGATGGTTCATACGGGACAACGTGGCTCGCTTGGTCCTACACAACCACAAATCAAAGATTGATAGTTGTTTTTAATTCTGAACAAATCTTTGATTCTATTGTAATTAATAACTACCATCATAATGGTAGTTTTACTGATAGAGGAACAAAAAATGTAAATATTTATATATCAAGTAATGCTGTAACCAATACAACTTATGACTCAGAAACAGATAGTTATTCATTAATTTTTAATGGGCAATTTAGTCAACATTCATCAAGCAATTCAGAAGATCCTCAAGAACTTTCTTTGATTTTGCTTGGAGGTACAGCATTAATAGATATGGCAATGGATATTCAGGCATTTTCAGATTCCGTTTTTGATGCCTGTTTAGATGCCGTGGCATATTACCAAGATGTGGAGATTTGTCTTGTTGATATCAGTACCATAGGAGATATCACACAAGATGCCCTGCTTGATTTATTGTTGTCAGAACGTATTTTTGAAAATATACAAACCGATCTTATTGCTTATTTTCAATCTTTATCAGAACCTCATTTGGATATTTATCTCGGGGCATGGTCCAATAAAGATAACAAATTGGATCTATACTGCGGTTTTGAAGATTTATTAAATATTAATTTGGATATTACAACAGCGTCTCAACAACTTAAAAATGCTTTTTTGGATATAAATATTGCAAATGGGATCCTAACGGGGGATGCAGGCTTGGATATCTATCTTGGAGACGGGAACAAAACACAAAACATTGGTTTAGATATGCTGACTGTGTCTACCAAACCAGAGTATAAATCAGTTTACGCAATGCATTTAAACAGCGCAATAAGGGAGTTATAACAATGGCACAACCAAATACGTACTGGCTTTTTAATAATACTTCAGGTGATGGGGCAAATACTGGAAATGCTTCTGGCGGTGCTGGTGGATCATCATCTAATTGGGTTCTCATGGACTTGGTTAACGACTCATTGGCATGGTGTTCAGAACAGCAAACAGATGGCGACGCAATCGCCGGTACAAGATACCCAGTGGTTATACCCGACTCAGGCAGTAACGAGGCTGAGAAAACCTTTGTAAAGGATGCATCAGCAGCTATATTTGATCAGGTTCCCCTTGCCGGTACAACAGCAGGAGGGCAATCTGGCGGAGATACCAGGTATGTCTTTGCAATTTATTTCGACGGGGCCACGGCAGGCGTCCCGTATTTAGAAGCTTGGGATTCTTACGAGCATTCTACCGCCACAAATAATTTTTTAGGCAGCGGGACCCCGGCAGAATCATCAATAAAAGCAATAACTACAACCAATGCCGTCCCAGGATCTGCAACATGGGCCGGGACACCCCTGGCTGGAACCGATTCCAGGATTGAACTTGACACGGCGGCGTTAACAGCAGCAAAAAATTTGTATTTTAATATCAAACAATTAGTCGTAAACGGTACGCATTCCCCGGGCAGCTCCACGGCCCTGGTGCTTACCCTGCGGTATTTGTATTCATGAGGCTGAAATGAAATTCACTCTTACATTCGCAGACGGTGTAGCCTATACCTCCCCGGATATCCGGGAAAGAGATCCGGGTTGGGCATCGGAAGACGGGGCAAAGCGTGTTGGCATCCGTGAGATGATACTCAGAATGCCGCGTGGCATAGCGCTGATACTCAAAGGGTTCGAAGCATACAATTTTTTCGTGGAGGCTTCCCAGGCCCTGGGTGGTCGTGGGGCAAATATTGACGCTTTCTGCTTCTGCGGGCGCTGGCGGGGGACCGTGTTAAGCTGGAGAATTGACATTAAAACCGGAAAAGCCTCAAAACAAATATCTCAGTATGGCAAGGAATATTTTGGTACGTCCACTAGGGGGTGGCGAATGGGGTTAATGGGGGAAAAAGCGGAGAGCGGAATTTTTAAAATAAAGGAGGTGACAAAATGAAAATAAGTGAAGCCATAAACGAATTACAAAAAATTATGGATGATATTGGCGATATTGAAGTCTTATGCTGGCCGCATGATGGACAAGATAAAGACTATTCTTTAACCAATATGGTTATTGTTGAGCGTGATGGCAAATATAGCGTGGTTGTGGATTCTGAATAATGGCCTTCGTTATCACAGATTGGAATCTAAATCCGAATCGAAACTGGTATGTTGTTATCTCTGATTCCGGGTCCGGCATCCAGGTCGACCTTTACACGACCCAGGCAAATGCAGGAGCCGGAACAAGCCTGGTTGCATCCGGTACGGGAGATTACGGGACCGGATCACAGATCACCCTGGACATGGACGATGACGGGACCCCGGAGATTTCTCTTTTTAATTCGGATCTTGATTACCATCTTGCAGTCACGGGCGAGTCCGGGGATACCTCAAAAACGTACCATGTGGCACCGTTTGTCGACATGGATGAGATCAGCGACGGCATATATAAATCCACTGATCTCATCCAGGCAAGGGCGCTGCATGAAATCAATCTGCACACCCATACAGCCAAGGAGAGATCCCTTTCCCTGGCCGGACCGTTCCAGGACATAGAGGCTGGTGATGTCCTGCGGATTCAGTCCACAAGGCGTGACATAGATGTTTTGTCTACGGTTACGGAAACCGTAATCACCGGGACGCCTGACAGCTTAACGGCTCAAATAGAAACAGTTGAATACATTGACATGGTGTATAATGGTTGATGTGCTGAAACAATTTAGCTTAGATCCATCAGCAGAATCAGATATTTACAGTTACGGAGAAGTTATTTTAATCAAGGGCAGTGGCGGCATGAAAATAAAGACTACATCAGGCCTTGAATTAACTATCAGGGACACCAGCCAGATATATGCCATAGGGGATCAAGTAGTCCTTGGGAAAAAAGATGGAACGTTGAATAGTGTTTTTATAATCCGCAAAATTGATAGAATCTGCAAGTCAGCGGTTAATATGGTGATATCAAACGGGCAAGGATAAGAAGAAAACCATGACAGAAGCCTCGACCGAATTGATTTTGCAAAGACTTGATCAATTTAAAGATGTTATTTCAGATCAAAATGCAAGGTTGACCGCCATAGAAAAAGCCATTTCAATAACGGCGGTACAAGAAACAGAAATAACGCATATCAACGAGCAAGTTTCTTCCATCTGGCGAAAATATGATAACGCCTTTGGGCCAAATGGTGCGATTTCAAAATCGCAGGATGAAATAAAAAAAGATCTTACCGTCTCCTTGTCAAGGCAGTGGACAGCGATAGGATTTATTTTTGTGCTTATAGGCGCATTAAAGATATGGGGGTAAAATGATCAAAAAAGGCTTTATCGAAATAAAAAACAGCCAGGTCCTTGCCGGGTTGATGCAGCATAAATTCCACCCCAAACTGACAAAAATTATTTGTTGGTTGGCTGATAACCATGGAATGGTCATGACAGAGTCTTTCCGTGCGGCCAGACACCCTGGTGATGTCCACAGCACAGATCCGGTTCGGGCGGTTGATATCCGGTCAAGGTGTTATGACGGGGATTTGGCCGGTAATATCCGGGATGAGATTAACGCCAGGTGGCAGTACGATCCAGGCCGGCCGCGTATGCAGTGCGCCATCATTCACGATGTTGGGATGGGGCATCCATTTTCATATCCAGGTGCATCCCAACACTGTCGAGCGTGCCCATGTTTAAGTCTCCATTGAAAGTAGAAAAAATAGGTGAAAACACATGGAGATTGCTTTCTCCTCTTGTGTATGCTGGATCAGATGAAATAACCGTGCCGGAAGGATTTGAAACTGATTTTGCGTCAGTGCCTAAGCTCTTTTGGTGGTTTTGCCCTCCGGCAGCTGGTAACCACGCCAAACCTGCAGTACTGCATGATTATTTGTGCGTGTCAAGCGACGACCAGCCTCGCACGGATAAAATATTTTTGGAGGCCATGGCTGCCAATGGTGTCGGATGGCTGAAACGGCATGTGATGTATCTTGCCGTCATGGTGTACCAAACTGCAAAAGGCAAATATTTTAAAAAATGTGAAAATAAAAACTGCCTGTAAGTCCAAACCATTTTGCCGGGGCTTTTTTGTTTTCTGCACCAAATATTTTGGGTGCAATTTTGGGTGCAGAATGGATCAGTTTGCGCTGGTTTGCGGAAGTTAAGCAAAAAGGCCCGCAAACTTGAAAAGCCTGCGAGCCTTTGTTTTCGATGGTGGGCCATCGGGGAGTCGAACCCAGGACCTACTGATTAAGAGTCAGTTGTTGTTTTATTGAAAATAACGGGGCGAATACGGGGCGCATTTTGCGTCCCTTTTTTATCAAAAAACAGAGAAATAAAGAAAAAAGCGATTTCGTCAAACTTTCGAAAACGCCTTATGGCCTTGATTTTACTGGAGCCGGCGTGCGGAATCGAACCGCAGACTTTCTCATTACGAGTGAGATATTATATATAATAATATCAAATAGTTAAATTATACAGGGGCGCATATGGGGCGCATTATATCGATTTTGTTTTTCAATATTTGAGCTTTTCCATCTCAATTTTTAACCTGTCCTGGACCACCTGTGAATAAATTTGAGTGGTCCGGATTTCCTTGTGGCCTAAAATTTTTTGAACCACTTCAAGGGGAATTCCGACTGTCAACATCTGAGTTGCCGCAGTGTGTCGCAAATCATGGAATCTTGATTGCACCCCAGCAGCCCTGGTGATCTCACGGTAATAATTTGATACTGTTGACGTGTGGGCGTATGAAAATATTTTTCCAATATCCCGCTTGCCGATTATTTCAAAAACCTGATCAACAAGCGGTATCAATCTTTCTTTATTCCCCTTACCGTATATGATAATGCTTCCGTCATGGATATGCTCGTACCTTGCCGTGATTATTTCATTCCTGCGGGCGCCGGTAAAAAGGGCAAATTGAATTATCCGGAACATTTCCTGTTTTTTATCCCGGGCCGTGGCCAGTATTTTTTCCAGATCGTTGGTTTCAATAATCCTTGGCAGAGCTGATCCCGTCTTAATCAATTTTATTTTAGGGGCTGACTCAGTTCTCATGCCGTTATCAACTGCAAAGTTTAATGCCGCACGAATCCGGCGCAAATGAGTGTTGACGGATACCGGCTTCATCCCCCTGCCCTGGCAAGATTGTTTAAAATTAGAGATGGTGTTTGAGGTCACATGATCAACAGAGATATCACCGGTAAAATCTATCAACGATCCCGGTGTGTGTCAAGCAAGTTGTCGCCTTTTTTTTCAAACGAAGTCCCAAGCTCTACCGCACAATTCTCTCATGGCCTCCGACGAGCAATTGGGGGCCCATTCTCAGCCATGAGAGAATTGTGCTATACCGTGCCATACTCAAACGGTTATACTGCTTGCTTACCTGCCGTTTTTTCAACTTTTTGACGTTTAAATTTTTTCAAAGTAACCATTGTTCCAGGTTCCCAATTCCTTGTCCTTCCAGACCATCTTTCAGGATGTTTCGATCTGGCGTTCTGATAAATTTGATGTCTGTTGGCAAGAACGGCTACATCATTGCCATTGTGCCGGTCAGCGGGGGTGACAAATCCAATACCGCTGTGCAAATGGGCGTTATTGTACCAATCTTCGAAGGTATGAACCCATTCCCTGGCTTCCAGCATCGTATCAAATGGCTTGGCCGGATATTCAGGCCGATATTTCAGGGTTTTGAATAATGATTCAGAAAAAGGATTATCGTTACTGACAGATGGTCGGCTAAAGGATGGTATCACGCCCAAATCCTGAAGTTTGGCCAGCATCGTTACGGATTTCATAGGAGCACCATTGTCTGAATGCAAGGTGACCTGCTTTTTATTAATTTTCTCCCGCAGGCAGGCATCCATTATCAGATCAGAAGCAAATTCTCCAGACTCACAGTCATACACCTGATAGGCGACAATTTTACGGCTGTACAAATCCATTATCATGTAAAGGTAATAAAATTGGCCTGTTACTCTTGTTGGCAGGTATGTGATGTCCCAGGACCACAATTGATTCGGACCAGTTGCCGACAAAGGTTCCGGACTGGTCCTTTTGGCAGGTTGGCTGTCCTGTCGGTGAGCATTCATGTTATGCTGCCTTAATATTCTATATATTGTAGATTCAGAACCGAGATAGATCCCTTGATCTGCAAGTTTGGGCACAATTTGATTCGGATTCAAATCCGCAAATTCAGGAAAATCAAGGGTGTTAAGGATTTGTTGCTGTTCCTCACCGGACAATTTATTAGCGGGTGTGGTACGAGATCCTTGACGCCTATCGGCAGTCCCGGTTTTGCTCCAGCGTTGAAGTGTTCGGAGGGTAAGCCCCAGCAATGCTGAGGCTTTATGCTTCCTGGCACCTGCTTTTTGGGCCTCGCAAATCAGTTGTAATACCCTTTGTTTGTCTGCAGGTGATATCAATCTTCCTCTGGCTCCCCCCAGATTACCTGGGCTTTTTTTTTAAGAACCAATAAGGCTGCTGTTTCCGCAAGGGCTTTTTCTTTGCGGGAAAGGTCTTTTTTTAATGCCGAATTTTCCCGTCGTAACTGAGTCTCGATTACGGAGGTTTGTTTCTTCAAATCAGTTGCCATTCCGGAAACAGCATCTTGCCTCCACTGTTTCAGATGATGGAGGAAAATCCCGTTTTTACGACACCAGGAGGCGCTCTCCTCGGAAGACATAGACCCCGACGCCATCAGGGCTGAGACGCGCTCTTCCGGCGTCCAGTCTCTGGGGCGTTTTTCTTTTGATTTCAAGTTGATGTTACCGCCTTTTCTGTATTCTCTTAACCATTTGCCAATAGTTGACCGCCCAATCCCAAATTCTTTTGATATCTCATCATGGGTTTTGTTCCCCGAGAGTACCTTTTGTAATACAGCTTTTTTAATTTGAATAGAATGTCCCATATCATCACCTCAATGCCCCACTTTTGTTTTTCAATTGAGGCGACATCTATCCTGACACAGGGGGATCTTATAGCCAGCTCGTCAGCGACTAAAGATTTGTCTGATAGGTCTGAGCGTTCTGGGCTGGAGATATAAAGCCTCTTGAGATCAGATAATGTATAGCCGGTTTGATTTTCCAACTGAATGAGATTCCCGCGCAAATATTCCCTTTTTAGATCGCGGAAAAGGCCCTTTGCCTCACGGGCATCTTTGGTTTTAAGGCTACGTCGTTTGCGGCCAGGGAACTCCACATACCAGACGCCCCGTTTTTGGAAAAGTCTCATAATATTAATCATATTACAGCGTCGATAGGATTGACAATGCTTTGTTTTTATTGGCGTAAAAATGTGATAGGCGGTAATCATCAATTGATTCTTTGTCAAAAACCCAGTCTCCCCTGGAAGAATCAGGATCTTGGTATCCTATGACGCTTTTACGCTCGGCAAGCTCTATGAGTTTGACTCTACCGTACCCTGAATACTTAATAGCAGCGGAGAGCTTCATCCATCTTGGCGTAGCCATCCGCTCTGCTATCATTGTTGCAAGTATTTCGAGTTCTGGTACGGTCATTTTAATATATTATTAAATTTACCGTTTCTGCCAGCATGGACAATCTGGTTTCGTGTGTTTTGATATGTTTTGTCTGGATGGCATGTCACGATTCCATAGCGCAAAAGAATGGGGGATATCGACTTCATAAAGACACTCTCCATGGTCAAGGTTGCGTCTGCCTCCTTTGTATTCTTCAAACTTTGCGAACTTACAATTTGTACAATTTTTAATAGCCATAAGCTTGTCCTCTATTAAATTTAATGCCCGATTAACTTCCGGCCCCGGTGGGATCGGCCTGCCGGGGTCATCATTTTTCCCTTGCGGCCTGGGGCCGGTAAAATTTAAAGGATTGAGCCTGCTCAACAGTAAAAAGATTGCCGCAAGGAACAACAATCAGCCTTGTTAGCGGTATGCGTATTTGCCCTGGCTCAAAATCATCAGGGGTCCGTGGGATTTCAATCAGGTGATTTCTCGGGCGACCTTGGCTCCGTTGGCGGACTATTCCAAACCGATTTTGATATGGCAACGAATCGGCGCTTTTTCGGTAGTGAATGCAGACGGTTTGTCCGATGCGGGGGTGGGTAAGCATTACGCTTTATCTCCTCTTAAATGGCCCGGGCCTGGTCCGGGAACTCTTTGATACTTAGGACATCCGGGATTGGTATTTTTTTAGGATTTAGGCCTGACATCTGTTTCATAAAAAAAGGAACTTGTGGAATCTCTGTCTGCTGGCTCAAATCCCAGGCCCATTCCTTTTTCATTTCTCTGAAACCGGGGCCAGACTCACCGCCGCATATCACCCACTGAATACCGGGCTGTAGTTGGAAATGCTCCGTCAGGTCCACAGGTCCGAGCATGGGCTCGACACTGATAAATCTCACCGGGGCGTCAATCGTCAGGAGTACAGGCACCCGGAGATCAGCCATATCTTGATTCTCTGCGGTTACTCCAAGCCATACATTTCCAAGGGGCCAGTCCAGAGGCAAGCACTCCTTTATCCGCTCCGGCCGCTTAGTCAGGATTTGATATGTCAGATGCGGTGTTTTCCGGATTATTTCCCAGGCCGTTTCACGCCAAAAGTCTGCCTCTTCGATAAAAAAGTCGGACCAACTGCAGGTGAAAACCATGGCTGGCTCCTTCCATGACAACGGCTTTTTCATAGTAGCCATACTGGACATGTGTATCCGATTCCCATCCTGGCCAAACCGCTTTTTGTCCCGGAACATGTAACAGTTCTTGCAGCCAGCGCTTATCCGGCGGCATCCCTGCCATGGGTTCCAGGTGTGATCTGTCCATGATATTTCTGAATTTTTACCCATTATTCCCTATCACCTCCCGGGCAACTGTTCAGCCCATTAAATTGATTTTTACGTTATAAGTTCCCGGCATAAAGCCGTGGCTATTTTCCCAGGCACTGCATTGCCGATCTGCTTAACGATTTCACCCTTGTTCCCGCAGAATTTATAATCATCCGGGAAGGACTGGGCTTTTGCCAGCTCATGCGGCTGCAGCATACGCAACCGGATATCAAGCCATGGGTGAGCCTGGAAAATTTCAACCAGGCCGAACCGGTCCTTTGTGGTGACCGTGTCCAGGGGTCTGTCGATGCTCTGGGCCATGCCAGTACCAAAATACTTGATCAGGTGTGCATGGATCAGGGCGTAATTCTGCTGAGTGACGACGGTTGGCGCCGGCTTGTCCAGGGACCTGACGTGCCGCTCTCCTGCGGATGCGTGATCGATCCCGACAAGGAAAGACGGTTCAACGAGCTGTTCGGCCCCGGTAGTGGTCAGAGTGGAAAGCGGCTTATCAACGGATTTGACACGGAGCTGCCCGGGCCTGCCCTGGTGCTGGGGCAAAATAAACGGCACTACCAGGGCCTGGCCCGGGCGGGTTGTTAATGTAGGCGCTGGCCGGTCAAGAGAACGCACCCTGGCCGCGCCCGCATGGGAATAATTCCGGTCAATCAGGAATGGTTCGCAAAGGTACATGTGTTGCTTCGTTGTGAGCGTTGGCAAAGGCTTGTCCACGCCCCTGGTTTTACTCATACCCTTCATGATAGTGACAAACGGCTGAACCAGCCCATGGTGGGTGCCGCTGGTGGTGACAGTGTCCAGGGGACGTTCCAGAGAAACTCCTTTTCCAGTCCCGAAAAATTTTACAATAAAATCCTCTCCGCCGAACTTCCGCAAGCCGTATTCAATTCGTGCCAGTGTCTTATCAGCCAGCGGCTTTTTCCGGTTAAAAATGGATTGCCCCTCAATGCTCCAGTCAATTATTTCCCGTGCCGACACCCAGGGTTTTGTCTCGCACCCGAACAGATCCCGGCTGGCATCCTCGGCATGGGTTTGCTCCGGCCACCTGATTTTTTTATTTCCGCGCCGGGCGATCAGGAAAAAGCGTTTCCTGCAGGTAGGGTCCCCGTAATCAGCGGCGTTTAGAACCCTATGATCAACCCGGTACCCGAGCGATTCTAAGGCGATTTTAAAGGCCTGGAAGGTGGCGCCCTTTTTGGATTTCATCGACTTACCGTTCGCGCCGAGTGGGCCCCAGGACATAAACTCCGGGACATTCTCAATAAGGATATTGTCAATGTAGATGGCGGCCGCCCAGTCCACAACCCGCCAGGCAGTGGCCCGTGACTGATCAGAGCAGGGAACACCGCCCCGGGCGTTGGAGTGGTGGGTGCATTCCGGAGAAGCGACCAAGAGGTTAATTCGGCCCTGTGGGAACAGTGCCCTGGGATTTACATTGTCCAGGTTTTCGCACAGGTGCCGGACCTGGGCATGGTTTGTTTTATGTGTCTGTATAGCCTTGTCCCAGTGATTTATCGCGGTCAGATCCACTTTTTTGCCCAGGGATTCCGCCGCCTGAATCAGCCCAGTGCTGGTCCCGCCGGCACCACAGAAAAGGTCCACTGCTGTGATTATTTCTGATTTCACGCTTCCTCCATTTCTGGGAAAAGATCTATTTGTTTGCCAGGTGTCCTCTGTTTCAAATCCATCAAATTGTGCAATTCTTCCTTCAGCGTTTTAATTGTCATCTTGACATCTGCTGGGTTGTAAGTATTTTGGATAGCTTGAATTTCTTTTATTTGATCAAAAATAAGATCATCTATATTTATTTCAGATACCATTGTGTTGCCACCGGTGTGATAAAACATATCTCCGTATTCCATAGTTACCTCTCTATTCAACTTAATCCGGTATTAAATTCATCCATTAAAAACCCGTTCCCAGGCTATTTTCTGCCGAGCTTCCCATGTGTAGTACTCTTCATCCGTTGCGGGTGGACCGCAATATCCGCAGAAAATACAGAACCATATATAGCCATCCGACCGGGAGATTATCATTTCGTTTCCGCATTGTTGGCATCTGTCGCTCATGACATCATCACCTTTTTAAATTTCTCACCCAGGGCCGCGCCGATTGATTCGTATTTATATCCGATCCAATCCGGGTCAAATTCTTCTGGTTCATCAATTACATGTTTGCAAAAGGTTCCCATGGACTGCCGGAGCATGGCCCATTCATGCTGCAATCTCTTGTTTTTGGATTGTGTGACGCTTTCGTAGGCGTCTTCCACCATCATCATTACGGCATTAAAGAAGTCCGGGCCGAGTTTGTTGTCGTCGCTGATGTTTATGATCATGGTTTTCATCTGTTTGATGATCCGGTTGTATTTTTCCCAGTCCCTTTGGGCCAGGACGAACCTGCCCCCGCCGTAGAGGATTTTATTGATGTTGTCTATCCTGGCCTGGATGCGGGCCAGCACTTCAATGGTTTTTTTCGGCAAGTCTCCATCAAGGCAGGTGGACATGGCAAAGACAAGATCTGCAGTGTAGATTTGCCTGCGGATGGAGCGTGTCAGTTTCAAGGTGGCCGTTTCGTCCTGGTCCCCAATAACTCTGATTTCTTTTTCATGACACCGAAATGGAATGATATTTCTCACGCTGGCCTCCTTTAAAGTTTTTGAATAAAAGGAGGGTAAGGACGCAAAAAACCCGCAGTCATTTGCAATGACCCGGGTTTTGTTTAAAATTTCCTTCATCCTTACCTCCTGGCGGTGTAAGGAAAGGAACTATGTGTGATTAACTGTGGCGGTCAATCATGGGTAGGATTCCAGATTATTGAGATGGTGTCAAGTTTTTTATATCCACTTTGATCATCAAGCTAAAGCTTTTGGGCTTCTTATGATTAGCGATGGTTTTTATGCAGCTTCGAAAGAGAGCTTAATGTTAAATGCGGCCAAAACCTTCACAATCGTATCAAATTTAGGTGAACCGTTTTCCGTCAGTGCCCTGTATAGGTTTTGACGGCTTAGGTTGGTTTCGTTGGCTATCTGCGTCATGCCTTTGGATTTTGCCACATCCCCGATGGCGGCGACCAGTAATTCCGGTCCGCCTTCTTCAAGGGCGGCTATCAGGTATTCCCGGATCATTTCCGGGCTGTCCAGGTATTCACTGATATCAAACTTGCTTGTTTTTATTCCCATTCCAATTCCTCCAGGATAGTTTTTGCTCTTTTAATGTCTTTGGCCTGGCTTGATTTGTTGCCGCCGCAAAGCAGGAAAATTATTTTTTCATTCCGGGTCGTGTAATAAAGTCGATAACCCGGCCCGAAAAAAATTCTCATTTCAAACAGATTTTCGGTTAGTTGCTTATAGTCGCCTAAATTGCCAAGTTCGGCCCGCTTGATTCTGGCAAAAATCCGGGCTTTATCTTTTGGGTTTTTGAGGCCCGTTATCCATTTTTCAAAGATGGCGGTTTTTTCAATCGTGTAGATCATGATTTTATTGTCGCATAAATACGACAAAAGGCAAGGTGTTTATACAGGATTGTCCGTGGTGAGCGTGAACGGTATGATTCGGCATTTAATCTTGGTCGTTTGAGGCTCATAACTCACCTATGGTTTGCTTGGGCTATTGGCAAGCACCAGCCTGCCGGGCTCCGTATGTTGCCTGGCTCTCGTTTGAAACCACACTTTGGGCACGAAAAGTTTTGCATAAAACCTCCTTATGAGGTGAAATTTAGAAAACTGACAGCGGAAATTGGTATTATGTCCCCGGAATTCCGGAATTCCGATCACCGTATGAAAACAGGATTCAAATACCAATAGTTTTTAATAATTACTTTGTTGTTGATGAGCTGAAAACAAATTCGTTTTTAAATATTGTTTCATCGTTCAGAGTTATTTTCATCTGAACATCAAATGTTTTATTTATTATCGTAGAACGATTATAACCATTATAAACAATTCCCATAGCAGGATATATAAATATCGTTTTTGAAGTCAATCCAGGTGGTGTTTCGTCGATATATTCGTCTGCTGTTCCAAACACTTTATTATTATTTTCAATAAAGATGCATTTTGCTTTCAGTCCACTAATTGAAACATCTGAATTGTTTTGAACAGCAAATTCAATTTGTGGGTGATAGATTTTTTCTTTTTGAAAGGAACTTTGTGATAGATACCACGCCATTTTAATGTCTTTTATCACGATACCAACTTGTTGAATTTCAATATCAGATGTCGGAGACTTGGGAGCCGAAATCCTTTCGAAATGTTCATTCTGGTTTGGCTGCACATCTGAAAAATGGAGAACTCCTTCAGCATCTCTCCATTTATACATGTCAGCATTACAGGGGGTATGAAAGATGTTTAGTATGACAAAGGAAATGATACTTAAAATTGCATGAGAAAATTTCATGATGCCCTTCCAGTTAAAAAATTACAAAGCAAAAAATCATGGAGTCACCGATATCGGTTTCCACTAAAAACCCTCCAACACCTTTATGATATTTCCCTCAAGATCTACCTTGGCTTTTATAAAGTTCTTAACAACTCCTCCGAATACGTTCTTCCCCCTAAATGTTGTCATTACAATTAAATAATTGTCATGCTCCCAATATAAAGATTCAAGCTTTTTGGATACCGTTGAATGGTCAATCTCAACCTCTGGAACAGACGGTTTTGATCCGGTAATGAGTTCGTGTCCTAAGTTTAGCATTTCAAGGTATGTCATATTGAAAAACTTAGACATGCGTTCTTTCCGGTCTTCTGAAAAATTGCACCTGCCCTTTATAAAAGCATTTACCTGCTGAGGTCCAACGCCAAGCTCCTTGGCTATAGAAACTTGTGTTGCGCCATTATCAAGATGGTACATAACAGCCCGAATAAACAAATCCACTGTGTTCATAGTAAACAAAATAGCTTTATTAATAAAAAATTAAAATAGCGATTATTTCATTATTTTTACATTGACATAATTATATAATCGCTATTATAGTAAGATACACTAAAGAGGAGATCACCATGAGAGAGAGAGCTCGAAAGGGAACTTTAAAAGATTTTGAAAAAAAGACCGGAATAAGCGCAAACCAGATATGTGCCTATATCAATGGTCGAGCAGAGATGAGCAAAAAACGGTCAATTCTTTTTGAAAAGGCATCCAAAGAGCTCGGATATGACACAACCGTATTCAATGCAGCAAACTGGATGTTCTGTCCTGAAAAAATAAAGTCAGCGTTAGCTGCATAAAATGTCAAAGACCAATGCCAGAAACTATCAACCCCTTAAATAAATGAGAAGGACGTAATGAACAGGGAAACGACCACCGCACATGTAGAGTCCTGGCAGTTCTATTCATCCTGCATTGAAATATTCAAACACAGGGGTGGGGCAAGTTTTGTGGCCAAGATTCTTGGTGTATCAACCAGGCAGGTCCACCGGTGGGCATGTAACCCTGATTTTTCAGAATCTTCACAACGCACCCCAATGGACAGATATGAGACCCTTTTACGCCATCTGTTGGAAATGGGCAGGCATGATGTTGCTATGGGATGCGCAGATAGGCAAGCACACGTAGTTAACTGTCATTTGATAATCAATGACGTCATCCCTGACAAAGATTCTTTACCCGAAGAGCTTTTAGATGATCTTCCGGTAATAGCTGAGTTTCATACATCGGCAATGAATCTTGATGATGAGGAGATAGTCAGAGAATTGTTCAGAAAAGCTGAAAACGAACTTAAAGAAAGTTTTCAGGCCTATTTGAAAGAAAAACAAAAATAATAGACTGGCCCGCTCGCTGAAAACAACGCGGCAAAGATCCGACGGAATACAGCTTGGGCGGGGTGGTTACGGCAAGGGGTATTTTTTTTAACGGAAAGGAATGTGTGTGATTACATGTGGCGGTCAATTATGCGACTTCCTTCAAGCCATGCGGCCCGGATCGTCCGGGCCGCTGAAAGGAACCTGGAAAAATGAAAAAATGCATACACGGGAACCGTGAAATTTGGGAACAGGATGGTGAAGTATACTATTCCTGTCAAGCCTGCGGCAAAATCCAGATCAGGAGTATTGATGCAATTAAAAACACTCTGCCGGAATGCAGGACCCTTGCAAAAAAATACAGAGCAGAAAGAGTACAATACCAGCCGTATATAACCGGTGGTGTCGTTGTAATACATGGCCGAGATGTGTCCGGATGGATGACAGAACTCAGAGATCCTTATAGATGGGTTGCCGGATGCATAGCGGTCGATGAGGACGGTAATGGATGGATTTCACGTGGAGGTAATTACCAGGACGGTGCCGGACTGTGGGAGGCCTTATAAAGATGCAAATATCTTTTTCAGGCACGCATGGCACCGGCAAGTCCACATCCGCCTCTTATGAATACAGGAATCAAAAACTTCCAAGCCATGCGGCCCGGATCGTCCGGGCCGCTGAAAGGAACATGAAATGAAAAAACGGAGAGTATTATGCAGCTAACAAGGGCATTAACAATTTCCACGCTTGAAGGCGGCGCCGTCATCGAGAGATTGGAGGAAGCGTTAAAGGAAATTCTCCAAGATTGCGGTGATATTAACAAACTGCCGGATTCAGCTCGTGAGATTACATGCAAAGTTAAAATAAAACCAGACGATACCAGGACGATCCTCATGGTTTGTATAGACGTAAACACCAAACTTGGACAGCGCTATCCAGTTTCTGCCAAAGCGTTCTTCGACGAGGACACATGCGAGGCTATTGAGCCAACCGGAAAACAGGGTGGTCTTTTTGAAGACCACGACAAAGAACAGGCAAATAAAAACTTTCCTGAAAAAATGACAATTGTCGGACGAAGCCGAGAATAACGAGGAGATAAAAATGAACAACATCACCAGCGAAGCAATGCGGACATTTTATGAAATGACCCGTAAAGATCCGGTCATTGATATCAACGGACGAAAATATCAATGCGATGGGTATAAGGCTGTGACTGAACCTACCGTGAAGCCTCTTTCCACTCATACCCTCAAGGGGATTGTTGACGCCGTAATTTCCGGATTTGAACCTGAAATAGAAAAACTTTACATATATATCTCTGGACATAAGGAAGTATATCTCCAGTCTCAGGCGTTTGGCCCTTTCCTACAACGGCATATTCTCATCGAATCCGAAGCCTATGTAACTGATTTCAGGTTTGGCGGAGAATATGAAACAGAACAGTTCATTATTGCGTTGAATTCCCAGTTCATTCAGAACGATGACAGGGATGCAATATTGAAGTTTTCCAGCCGTATTACAAAAGAAACATCCGGCACCCTGTCTGACGATGGTATTAGTCAAAAAATGGAAGTCAAGCAGGGGATTTCCCTGCGGGAAAAAGTTGAAGTCAAAAACCCTTTTAGTCTCAAACCTTACCGCACATTCCCGGAAATCGAACAGCCCGCTTCTGATTTTATTTTCAGGGTCAGGGACCAGGGCGGTCATGTCACTTGCTCACTTCATGAGGCGGACGGTGCCAAGTGGAAGATTGAGGCCATTGAAAAAATCAAAGCGTTTTTCGCAAAAACCATTCCGAATATACCGGTGATTGCATAACTCTCCAAAAAAGCTTGCCGGGGCTGGCCTTTGGTGAAACCGGCGCCATAATTTAGCCAATTATAAAAGGACTCTGATCAATGCAAATATCTTTTTCAGGCACGCATGGCACCGGCAAGTCCACATCCGCCGCCTGTGAATACAGGAATCAAAAAATCCTTCATCCAGGAAAATCTGTTTATATGCTGTGTGACCTGGAAGCCTTGTGCCCGTTTCCAATAAACATGGGAACAACAGAGCAGGCACAGTCATGGATATTTGCCCAGCAAATTCAACATGAGATCCAGGCGACGGCAAAGTTTGACATCGTAATAACAGATCGGACTATAGTTGATACTATTGCATACACCTATGTGGCAGGGTTCGAAACCCTGGCGTCTGGGATGCTTGGATATGCAGAGCAGTATGTGGAGGCATACGACAGTATTACCGTCAAGCAGATGGAATACAACAGCTATTGTCACCATGACGGCATCCGTAACACTGACCATGGGTTCAGGACGGCAGTCGAATCCGTGCTGAAAGACTTGTATAAGCAACTAAAAGATGCAGGAGCCATCCATGCCAACCTGCACTTTGCATAAGACCATCGCCCGCCTCCGTGGCGACAATAACGGGGATGTTTCATTTGCTATGCCTCCTTTCTATAAATGCCCGCCGGTGCTGGCCATTGGTGAATCCGGCTCACATCTAAACAAATGTGGACGTTGCTGTCTGCCATCTATGCCTTTACAGGTGATGACAGGCGCTGCCCACTCCTCCCCTTGCCCCACCACAGGTAAACCTAAACAAAGTACAATGGTCAGTGATTCGACCTGCCGGCGGTCACGGGTCCTTCCAGGGCCTCAAAGCATAGGGGTCACAAAGG